TCGATTAGGTCGTTACGCTCTTGGACTTTGATTGACATTTCCTTGGAAATACCCAAGCAAATACCACGAGAACTAGCAGCCAGTAATTGACGTTGCGAGCTTACCGTTGGGATGATTGGACTAGGAACAGAAGCAGCGAAAGGAATTAAATCAATCCCTGATGCTTGTCTGATCTTGCCGCTTTCAACAACAAAGGCGCGGTTGAAGTCTGAGCTAATTAACTCTTCTTCGCCCATCAAAGCTGTGTGCTCATCACCTGTAATGGTCATAAACAGCTTCTCGTCCTGCTCTGTGTTTACATCGTTATCCATAAAGTTTTGGTTAATCTCCAAAATCTTCTCATACGTCAGGCCCGATGTAGCATCAACAGTAAGAACGCCGTCTGCTGCAGCCGTCACAGTTGTCTCAAAATCACGACCAGTCAGAACGTCCGCAAATGCAGCGTTATAAATAGTGCGGTCATATTGACGTAGGGCGGCTTTAGAGATTGCACTTGCATACTCTGACTCTGGGCTTAGTAGCGCACCACGAACATCACTAGCATCAACCTGCAGGTTAACCACAAAGCGGTTACGTGTGATTTTACGTCTATTGTGTTCGATGTCATCGAATGTTGCGGGAACGTTGCGACCAGAAATAGCCCTTGCTTCTACACGACCAAGGCCGTCATAAGCAAAAACGTCACCGTTCATTTGCTTGAGTTGCACGTATGGTTTTAGTCTGGATGTCATTTGCTGAGCTTCTGCATGAACCATGTCAGAAAACTCAATGACTAATGCTTTATCAATTGAATCTACCATTAAAGTAGTCTCCTATTTGTGTGTAAAGAATAATTAATTCGATACGGTATCCGCATAGGAGCGGGCGCTATCTCAGGTCTTGTCCTGTGTCAGATGGGCTTTTACTAAGGTATCCATCAACACCATTATACATTAATAGGACACAATGACAACTATGTTTTATAGTAGCTCTGCACGGCCCCCTGTAGCTGCAAGATTCTTTCCCTCGTTGCTTTATGTTCCGGGTGTGTAAAGTCCTTCGCTATTGCCGAAGTTTTGAGCTTTGCTAGCTCTTGGCGGGTTTCATTGATCCCGCTTGTTGCCGCCTGCCCCCCACTAGTCAAAGAGCCTTCGCCCGTGTATTCCTTTCTGATCTGATCAATCTCGCCTTGCTTACCTTTGGTGTAAGACATCAATGCCGTCAGCACGTCAGGCATATCCGTAATCTTGGCAAAGGTTTCTTTTAACGATTGAGGCACGTGTTTGCTAAACTCTTGCTGGGTTAACTCCTCATACTTTGCCGCATCATCTCCAAAATGCTCTGCTGTTAACGCGTCATATTGAGCATCTAGCGCGGTCTGCCTCTCTGCCGTTGCCTCTCCTTCCTTCTCCGCCGCCGCAATCTCGCTCTGCAAGTACGCGCTGTATACAGCGTCAGCCTGCCTTTGTGTAAGTCCGGCCTTGTGTAATATTTGTGATGCAGTCTCTTTAAAGTCAGCCGTGTCGAAGCCTTCTGGCAGCCCCTCTGGATCAGTGAAGTTGTAGCTAGGCTCGTCTGGGCGGCCCATTGCCTTGTAAAAGCTATCCCACTCCGTATCTGTTGCGTCTTGTGATGGAATCCCGGCAGGTCGTTTGCCTATTAACGATTGCGCGTTGTCGTAGGCTTTGAACAAATCATCGCTTGATTTTATCTTCTCCGCCCAACCCTTGTCCTTGTACTCCCCTGGAACCTCGAAGCTTTGCTCTGCTAGAGGGGTTTCCGGCGTTATTTGTTGTTCCTGACTCAACATCTCTTCCATTTTTGGTCTTCCTTTTATAGTTAAACTCAATTTCTTTTAAGTGCTGTATTTTAATATGCTGACGGATGCCACCATAAACCCCACGCTTAACAGCAAAGAACTGTGTGGTCTGTAGGTCTTGTGATGATAAATAAGTAGCATCCCATTGGCACTCTTCCTTTATGGCTGCAAACACAATCTTACCGCTATCGGTCGCCGCCACCTCATTAATCGCCCTGCGCAATGCTTCGTCGTCTATTTCTATCATTGAACGGCTGCGTCCCCTTTAGCTAGCTTCTCGTATGTGCTAGCGCCCTGCTCCAGAAGTGCGGCCTGCTCTTGGCTCTCTAACCTCTCCCGCTCCTCTTTCATTAAAATGGCAACAGCATCGTCATCGCGTACAATGCCAGCAGGTAGGGCGCGAATATCGCCCATAATCTTTAAGCCTTCGTGTAAGTCTATTCTGTGTCTAACTGAATCATCAACCGCCATAGCTTGACTTGCAAACGTCATAATGTCGATAATCGCAATGTACTCTTCTGCCTTCGATGCGTTGGCGGCTTTCGTCTTGTACGTTATTTCGTACACATCCTCGCCTGCATCAATGAGCTTGACTATCTCATCAGGGAGGTACGAAATGGGCTTGCCCTCTTCGCCCCTTCTAACCTCTTCTTCGCTACCTTTAACAACGCCAAAGTCACCGTCACGCCACATAATGTTAATACTGCGCGTAATAACCAGCGTAAACAGCTCCGCTATCTGCCTCGAGAACAACCCAAGCAATGACGCGGATCGTATCTGATCGCGTATCTGGGCCTCGCCGAACGTCATTTGCACGTCATTGTTAAAATCAATCAACCGATCTATGCTAAAGTGCTGTCCTATTGTGTCGGTGAGCTTTTCCAGTCTAGCCTCTGCGAAAGCAATCTCAGGCGGGCTTCCAATGTCAAACACAGGTGGCGTGTTGCCTATATTGTTGCTTGCGTTAAATACGTTGATTGCCCGCGCAGACGTGTCTATGTATCCACCACCTAACATTCCATCATCAATCACGCCCTTGGGCATATCGAGAATCTTTTCGGTGGCAACAATAACCGCCTCGCGCAGCGCGTTGGCTTCCTTTATATCTGGCATTGCCGACATGCCGGGACTTCTGCCCATCTTCTCATAGGCTAACTTTCTAAACCTAGCGATAGAAATAGGAAGCTCCTCGAAGCCCTCTTCTTTCAGCAGATGATGCCCGTCATATTCTAAGTGCAGGGATTCAATGGGCATAGCTAACGCGCCCTTTTCTGCCTTCTTCTCTTTGCGAGGCTGTATCATTATTAGAATTTTAACTTTATCCTTCCTGTTACGCTCTGCCGCTTTCTTTGTTTTTTCGCTTACGTTCTCTTCGCCGTACTCATCAACAACCCTCTGGGCTTCCCACTCATAGAAGAGGGCTATTGTGTCAATCTTCCCGTTTTTCCCCTCGTCAAGGTATATCTCCTTTACGCCGTAAGCTTTAAACATTAACCGCGATTCGTCACCACTCTCTACACCCACACCCGAAGTACCGAAGATCATCTGATCAAGCATGTATTCATCCAACGCCAAGGCTAGGTTTGCGCGGGGATCGTCCATTGCCTTCGTTAGCTTCTTTGTCATGCTGTCGTAGAATTCGGTAAGCTCCGTAGACTCTGGGCCATCCTCTGGCGGTGTAATCTCGATAGCCTGCTTAGCGGTGCCGGGCCACAACATACCCAAGAGCGCACTTGCTGAGCTATAAGCTGCAAAGGTTCCCGTTGAATCGTATATATCCTCAGTAAGGAACTCACCACTTGATGGCTGTCCCTCAAAGTTTTGTTTCATTTGCGAGATGAATTCCCCTAGCACCTGATACATAGTATCCCAGTTGGCTCGGTCCATCTTCATCTTGTCAAACTTTTCCTTATCAGCTTTGTACGCTTCCATCTACTTCGCCCCGATTAAGAACCGTCGACGGCTTGTTGTGTTGCCGCCCTCAGCAGCTAGAAAGTTACTTAATGCTGACCGCCTGCTTTCGTCGTTAGCAGCCGCCTGTTTCTTCTTTGTCTCGTCTGCAGCCGAGCCTTCTGCGTCTGCAGCCTCTGCGTCTGCAGCTTCCTGTGCCGCAAAGTCTTCTTTCTTTTTGGCCTCAATAGAAAGATCGTTAGCATGCGCCGCCGCCTTCGTGCGACTCCTTCGCCTGCCTAGTAAATCAAATGGATCAAGCTTGCCGAAATTCCCCAAGCCCTGCGCGAGTTTCTTTGCCATAACTACACCTATATTACATTTTAAGTCTGTATAATATCACTTAACGGCTATTTCTCAAACCTTTATTTTTATTGCCCTTAAAGCGCGAGATTGATTGTAAGCCCTGTGCCTTGTTCTGCATCCCCAGAGTTTGCCGTGGGTCAAGCTTCCCGGTCTTTAGTGCTACCGCCGCAGTCCTAAACCCATCCGATCCGTGACTCGAGTCGTCATGAAGGGGCGAATCTTTATACATCCCCCCCACCTTATCCCATACCTTGCGGTAATTATCTAAATGCGTGATGCCTATTGCACAAGCTTCCTCATCAAAGAAGCACAGTGGTAACGTGGGCTTGCAATAGTTCCGTATATCTAAAGCAACGCTCTTTGTAACTGGTATTACCTCGATCGGCCGAATGCCCAATTGCCCCGCCAGCTTCTTATCAGTGAACACTTCGGCCCCCCGGACGCGGTTATTCCCATCGTGGGGCCAGTAATGCGTTTGATAGTTGTGGTCCTTCTCCTTTAACATCTTCACGTAGAACTCCCAGCCCTCGTTTGAGCTTTCGTGGTAGTCGATAAAGTAAAGCTCGCCGTGAATATACTGGAAGAACCACACCGACATCATATCATTCAAACCCAAATCCCAAGACGTATACACGGGATAACTGGGGTTCTTTACTATGCGGGTGATCCTGTCTTGCCTGCGCAGGGATGCCATTTGCTGGGTATAGTACGCCCCTTCAAGCGACCCCTCGAACGCTTCTTGTGGTGTTGATGGATATTCGCGTTTCATATCTGTCCCCATAACCGCAAACTTTGCCGCATACCATGCTGCCTGATTACTATCAATGGGGAGGCCCGCAAGGTAGTGGGCTATTTCTTGTGGTATTGGAGTGAGCGCCGCTTGATCGTCCGACAATCTATAAGCTGGGTTACGGAACCACGCGTAGAAGTGGAACCTGGGCTGCATCTGTGTAAGTTCCCGCCTCTGGTCTTTCAGCTTGCGGCCCTGCTCGCACATATTAAAGAATTCGCCCGTCTTGCCTTCTGCCGTGGACTCAATGAATATTTGCTGTCCTGCATCTACCGTGTTAAGCGCACCCGTTTTAATCTCCTTGGCTTTCTCCGGGAACTTAGCGGATACCTTGCCATACTCAGAGACTAAAAGCTTCTGATAGGTTCCTGATCTTAACGACGTACCCACATTTATAGAAGAGTCGTTATTAAACACTAAGCTCTTCGCGCTGTCCTGTGTTGCTGGTCGCATATCGCGCAGCCATTGTGGCAGGCTGTCATAGGCAAATTTTATCTTATTCTTAAACAAGTCCTCTGCGTCACTCTTTGTATGGGCTATCACCCCGGCGGAATGGTTGGAGTTAAATAGGCAAGCATCAAGGAAGTATGCCATAACAAAGGTCGTGAACCCCAACTGCCTAGCCTTCAAGATAACGTTGTAATACCAAATGTTCTCGAATAGATTTGATTGCGCCCAGTTCAGCCGCATCAAAACCTTGTGTCCAGCTTTGTCTTTGATGTAATATAGATTATTAAGCCTCCACGCCCTATCCGACAGTTTATGCTTTATTTTGTCGTGGTCGCTAGCTGCGCTTTCCATGTAAATCTGCTCAATCTTAGGCTTTTCCAGTCACCCGCCCGTGGGAGGTGGGCATTTTTTGGCTTCTATTGGGCTTTACAATTTTGTGTCTGCGCCGGGAATACCTGCACTTCTGCCGTCGATGTCTGTAAGAATGTCAGCGAGCTTGTCATCTACGGAGTGTTCAACCGTGTTCTCTGATCTCGCAAGCTTTGGCAGGTGGTACTCCATTACCTTAGTAATCGCGTCAAAGGCATCTTTAGGGCTATCGGCCTCTATCTCATCAAGTAAACGCTCAAGCCTCCCGGTGTTATTGTTAACAAATGCCGCTATAGCTTCACGCGCCGTAGTTGTTGCCTTGTTAGGCACGCCCTTCTTCTTTCCGCCTACTTTTTTGTGTCCCTTTTGGAATCCCATACCATCCTGCACTATTTTCGTGACAAATATTAATCGTTAACAGCGCCCAAGTCTTTGACGTTATCCTTTATCGGCGTTCTAGTAAGTGCTTTTGCAATAGCTTTCTCTAACGCCTTGATTTTGTGATCTTTTCTTTTGTAGTTGTCGATATTCTCAGGCACGCAATTAAGGTCAATCGCCTTTAGC